TTATCTTGCATTTTAGTCATAATATTACTTGAATTATCTGTATCCATAACATGACCCACTTCATGTCGCCATGTAGTTTTTCTATTTCCAACATCTAAATGTTCCAATATATCTGATTGTGATGCACTTCTGGCACCCATACCTATTTCGTTTCTGTCAGCATATGCTCTGCCAACTCCATATTTAACTTTTATTGGTTGTATATATTTAATTGTTTTAAATGGTGTTGATGAACGATTCCAATCAGCATTTTCTTGAAATAATAATTCATCTTTATTTGTTTGACCAAAAGGATTAACTGGCTCTGGTATTGGTTTTTGTGCAGTATTTTCATCCACAACAAAATCTTCTGGCTCTATATATACAACTACACATCTACAATTTATAACTTCAGATGCTCCACCTTTTGGGTCTCCTGCATACTGCATCTCTTTTCCACCAACTATAAATGGGTCATCTATAGATACAGTTTGCCCATTTGCTTGATTATGTGTGCTTCTTGTTCTTGGGTCATTACTTGAAACCCATCTTTTCTGCATACTAGGTTCTTCAAAGTTTCTGGCTTGAGCATGAATTGCAAAAGATGATACTGTATGTGTTTCTGTTCGTGCAATAGTATTTGCCCTAGCTCTCGTAAACCGTGGACTCATTCTTTCATTAATTGCATTAGCAATAGCACCTACACCTTCATCTCTATTGGCAAGTATTGTATTAGCTATTATTTCTCTGGTTGTTTCTGATATCCCTACTATTCTTACACCACCAAGTGTTTTCATATATTGCGAGTAGATGAGGTCGTAATCTTGTGTCGCTTTCTGTGCCATTCTCTGAGTGAACATTCTCTGGGCAAATGTTTTGATGCAGTCCATATAAAATGGCTCAAGAACGGACTGAATATTAGGCAATATACGTCTACTATAGACTTCAAAGCCTTGTAGACCACCGTTAATATACGAATTACTGGCATCAGAGCCAATTTGTGAAAAAGTGCGAATTAACCTAAAGTTAAGATTCCTTTCGTACCCTTTTCTGAGTCTGTTTACCTCTCTGTATTCCTTCCTTACAGAGATTTTTTTCATTCGTTGTTTGAATTGTAGATTTGTTTTCATCTCTTGCTTTCATAATCTGATCTCGCTTTCTTTTAGAGAATGCAAAACCTTCATCTCCACCCCATAAATCCCAAGCGATTCTCCCATTACTAGGAAAACCTTTTTCTCCTTGTCTAAAGCCTTCTGCTCTTTTATCTACCTCGTGTCTTGAAAAAAAGGAATACATTCTTAATATTGTTGATTCTGATAAATTTTCCTTATTTACGAGTTGTCTTGCTCTGGCTAAACCAACAGCAGTTCCCCCTCTTTTAAATTCTTTTCTCCATTCTAATGCCCTCCTTGCATTATCAGCCATCGCTGATGTAGGTTGAAATGTTAATCTTTTTTCCTCTTTAGAGAAATTAAGTGATTCACCTTCTGGCATAGCTTCCCACTTTAAACACCAATATTCGCCTCTTACTATTGCATCAAACTTTGTACAATATAGTTCTTTATGGTCTTTAAATTCACTCTGCATCTCTTGTTCTTCTTCTGGTTTACCCAATCTTACATATTTACAGTTTTGGCATTTATATGTATTTGTAGAATAAGAATAGGCAGGTGGTAAATTACTGTCCACTTCTTCTCCATCTGGATATGTATCCAATTTACTCCCATAAGCATCTTCGTATAATCTTTTGGCTACATCATCATTATTAGGTGTTGGTGGCTCAGGAACCTCGCTTCCAAGTGGAAATAGATTTGCACCAATATAAACTTCATCACCACCTTTAATTGGCTCAAGACCTAATCTTTCTCTTGCTTCATTTCTAGTTATAATACCTTTATCAACTGCTGTAATTACATTATCGTATATCATTCTACGTCTTTCAGTAATCGCAGGGATATTATCTATATCATATTTTAACTCTAAATCCTCTCCATACATTGGTACAAGCCATTCATTTAAATCACTTTGTATGTGCTTTAATAGAGGAATAATAGTTTCTTCATATAATGCTAATCTTGCTTCTGCCATATTAGAATATGTTTGACTGTCTGGAATACCTACTAATTGTGCAGGAACCCCAAAACATAAAGCAATATCTCTTGCACTAAAGTTTTTCATAGATGCAAAATCCATATCTTTAGGTGTAAGACCCATTTCCTTATAGTCAAAATCACCTTCAAGAATTAATGTTCTGCCACTATTGTTACTACCTTCAAATCTATGTTTTAAATCTGCTCTGAGCATTTCTCTCTGACTATCTGAAAGCATAGTCATATTTCCTGCTTCATCTTTTGGTTTATAGACAACTGCACCACTTGGTCTTGCACCATTCATAAGTAACATAACATTATGTCTGTTGGATAAATTATGTTGGTCAATATCAGTAGATGCTGCCTTTAAAGGACTTAATCCATAATAATCATCTAAAGGATTAAATAGTTTTATTTGCTTTACATCACTTTCGCCAGTACTGGTATTAACTTCATATTTTGCACTTACTTGCCCATTTACAACATATTCATAAGCCATTGGTATCATTCGTTGACTTGGGACAATTCTCATTCTATCTGGTCTCATAGTGTACAACTCTTGTGGCATACCTTCGTCCGGACCAGTTTTAAGCAAATAACTATTTCCACTTAATAAAAGATAAGAATAAACAATCTGAAAAAACTCTGATTGACTACACATTGGATTAGGTCGCTCTAATAAATCCAAAAGTGGGCTATCTTCTATTGGTTGGTCACCTCTAAATAAATTAAATTTTACTGCAGATGCTCCGTTAGCAATTTCATTAACACATCTAAAAACAATTGCATTATCTTGGTAACCATCTTTGGCTAAATCGCTATAACTCATTTTTGGTTGTGTTTGTGTGCCAACATTAGAATATGCGATCATTGGACTTTGCTTTACTTGGTTAATAAACAAAGCCTTCCATGCTTCTTTAAATCCCATTTAGGTCTCCTATGTAACTCTCCATATCGCTTGACCAGACGATTTGATGAGTTCAGTCAACCCCCACACTAGGGCATCAAGCCTATCTGGTGAACTTCTACTGTCAATAGTAAAAGAACACATTTGGTCTTCAAGTTTGGCAAAATAACCAATATGGCTTACTTTACCTTGCTCATATAATGCAGAGATTGGTTCTGCTCTTACCAACTTACCTTTAGATGCTCTTACTGCCCTGTAAGGAATACTTGCATCTACAGTTCTAAGCAATCGCTCCACCAAATCGCCACCATTATTCACTTCTGCAATAACTCTATCTGCTTCATACTTATAAAAAGCCTCTACAACAGTTTTTGCCCAAGTATCTGCACTCATTCTAGCAGATAAATCTTCTAAAATATAGTACCTATTATCAAATCCTTTTCCACTAACAATTATACCAGTTTCATCTGAGCCTTCATTATTGGTAACTGCAGGGTCAACACTTATAATAATTCTCTGCATTTTGTCTGGTATTTCTTTCAATCTCTTATCTTCTATAAGTTTTGGATTCCATAAAGCACCTTCAACTTCAGTTAGAACCTCTGCAAATAGTTCTTGTCTACCTAGAGTTGTACCTTCATATTTATCTCTTAATTGTTGTAATGCACTTTCTGCAAGATTTGCTTCATTATCAAATGTACTACCAGTTTGCACAAATACATCTTTACCTTTTCTTTCAATCAAATCAGTAATTATCTTTGTTGGTCTAGGTGTAGTTGTAATTACAAGTTTTGGATTATCTCCAAGTCGTAATCCAAACATCATCTGGTCAAATGACTCTGCATATCGCCAAGCTGCCATTTCATCTGCCCATATTCTATGAAATTGTGGTCCTCTTAATCTGTCTGGCTCTATTGCAGCATATCCTTGTATTACTGAACCATTCCATAATCTTAATTCCATAGCACTTCTATTATAGGCTTTTCCAGTATCAATTAAGCATTCTTTAGGAACTAATTTTAATAAGCCAGATGGTCCTTCAAAACAGACTCGTCTTAGGTCACCACTAGTAGGTGCAACCACTCCACAAATAGAATTTGGTCTTTGCATAGCATATGTGAGTATGTTTTCTGCACCAGTTCTGGTCTTTCCCCAACCTCTTCCTGCTAATATTAACCAAATTGCCCAATCACCTAATGGCTCTATCTGAGTTGGTCTGGCTTGTTGTGACCATATAGTTCTATTATAAAAGGCAACGGTTTCTTGTTCTTCAAAATCCTGTGTGAGTTTTTCAAGATAATTATAATCTATATTTTCTGCAAGGTTATTCATTTATTCTTATTTCTTGCCATTTCTTGTACTATTTGTAATGCCTCAGATAGTTTTGTTTCGCCTTTATCTTCTGTAACTATGTCGTGTTTATCTCTCTGCCCTAACAACTGCTTTCCTAACCATATAGCCATAGTAGCATTATTTGTTTCATCCATAATCTGTAGTTGCTTTCTTCTAACTGATAATTTACCTTGTGCCCTACCTTTTTCTATTGCAGTTCTTACCTCTTGATCATTTTTAAATCTATCTTCAAGAGTTCTTAAAGGAATATCAAAGAAATGTGCTATTTCTGGCATTGTACAGTTTAAAGTGCAAAGTTTTTGCAACTCTGGGATATTAATATCTACCTTTGGTCTGCCAACTTTTTTAATTTCTTTTGCCATTCTTTTTTATATACCACGAAAATTATTGTTTTTTCAATCTCCAAAACCAATTGTCTTGCTTTAATTCACCTTTAAAGTAGTTTATTGTTTTAATCAAGCCTTCTTGTAATTCAATCTGTGGTTTCCAATCAGTTTGCATATATATATTTTCAATATCTGGTTTTCTCTGCTTTGGATCATCTGTAGGTAGTTTTTTATATATAATCTTACTTTTGGATTCTGTAAGTTGTAATATTTTTATTGCCAAATCTTTTATTGTAAATTCTTTTGGGTTTCCAACATTTAATGGTTCAGGATATTTGTCAGGATTATTCATTACTGCATATAATCCATTTATTAAATCATCTACATAACAAAAACTTCTTGTTTGTGTGCCTTCCCCATATATTGTAATATCATTCTCTTGTAATGCTTGTATTATAAAATTTGATACAACTCTGCCATCATTCATATCCATATTTGGACCATAAGTATTAAATATCCTTACAATCTTTACATCTAAATCATATTGTCTGATATAATCCATACATAGAGTTTCAGCACATCTTTTGCCCTCGTCATAACAAGCTCTTTCTCCAATTGGATTTACATTTCCCCAATAATCTTCTGTTTGAGGGTGCTTTTCTGGGTCTCCATATATTTCACTTGTAGATGCTTGTAATAACTTTGCTTTTGTCCTTTTAGCTAATCCAAGCATATTTATAGTTCCCATCACACAAGTTTTGGTAGTTTGAACTGGGTTTCTTTGATAATGAACTGGACTTGCAGGACAAGCAAGATGATATATTTCATCTACCTCTAAGTATAAAGGAAAGGTCACATCATGTACTATAAATGTAAAATTTGGCTTATCTAAAAAAGTATAAATATTTTTTTTGCTTCCAGTATAAAGGTTATCAACACAAATTATTTCATTTTCTTCTTTTATTAATTTACCAATGAGATTACTGCCAATAAATCCTGCCCCACCAGTAACCAATATCTTTTTCATGCTTTTTTCCTTTTAAGTGTAAAATCAACAGTTTTTTGTATTTTTTGTTTTTCATATTTTCTTACAAGCCTATTTTTTTCAAATACCTTATAATCAACATGATGATGCCATCTATCATATTTTCTAGTTAATTTTGCATATTGTGGATATTGTTTTACAAGCATATTAGATTTTTCCAACATACTTTTACTATAACTTCCTTGTGTATATAAATCTTCGTTACCACCTTTTACTGTCATTGTGGTCATTTTTTCTTGCAAAAACATGTTAAATAAAATCGTACAGTAACCTTTATGTAATATATCTAAAGATAAAATTGTATCTTCGTTGTATCTGCCTCTCCATCTAAATGGTATATCATTCTTAATGAAATTGCATGAATATATACGTGAGTTAAGAAAGAATGGTGGCTTTTTTATTCTTGCTGGGTGAAAAAAAGTATAGTGTGGACCAGACATATACACATTCTTATATCTTAAAGAAAAATCTTCCATAGCAGTAAAAATCTTGCCATTTTTACATATTACTTTCTCATTGTTATTTAAAATCTTAAATGTTCTTATATTATCGTCCATTATCCAATGATAGTCTGAACCCATTTCTATGGCTTTTTGCCATATAAAATTTCTTGCTGGTCCACTACCAGTTGTTTTGTTTAGACCTTCATTATCACAATAATCATAATGATTCTTACAATTCATATCCAAAAGTATAATTCTATTTTTACTGAAGCCATTTTTCTCTAAGTTTTCAGCATACAAGTCATACTCTTGTGGTTCTACAACTAAAAAATAATCCATACTCATACTTTCAAGACAAGTAGCAGTCATAAGACTATTGTATCTGCCTTTACTTGGTATAAATATTGGAAATCTTTGATTACTCATAGGCTTTATTCTTAGTGTCCATTTGCTCTTGTTGTGGGTACCATAATGTTTTAGTTTTTTCTGTAATTGATTGACCAATAAGTTTTGCAAAATCTTGCCTATCGCTATCATTTTCAAAGTGAACGTATATTGTACTATCAGGTGTTTTATCTTCTTGAGAAAAATCTGGCATATTATCCCATTCTCCCAAAGTATCAGTTACAGTATTACTATCAAGCATTGGCAGAAGTTCTGCATTATCAAATCCAAGAATATCAACATCAAAACCCATTGTATTTAATTCTTGTACTTGATCCCATAATCTCTCCATATCCCAAGTAGAATTAAGTTGTATTTTATTATCAGCAATAACAAATGCTTTTTTTTGCATTGGTGTCAAATCTTTATGCTGAATACATGGCATTTCTGTCAAACCCAATGTTTCTGCCGCTTTATATCTACCATGCCCTGCAAGTATTGTATTATTTTCATCTATAGCTATTGGTATTCTAAATCCAAATTCCTTTATTGAGTTTGCAATTTGTTTTATTTGTTCTTTGCTGTGTAATCTTGGGTTTTCTTTAAAAGGTTTTATTTTTGATTTATGCAGATAAAATATATCCAATTTATTACTTACATTGTCATTCATTTTTTCTTCTCCATAAATTAAATTATATTCTTTTGCCAACAGACAATCGTATGGTAAATCACTCTTCTGCCATATTTTCTCTTTACTACCCACTTGAAATGCACTTTCAAAGAAGTGCTGGACTACATAACTTTTATTCATAATTGCATTTATAGATGGTAAAACGTGACCAAACAACTCTGTTGAGCCATCTAATCTCGTAGGACTTTCTATTGAATAACATTTATTCGCACCTAGCCATGCAGGAAGTGGACACATATAAATTGGTTTAAAAACAACACCTTGAGTATCTGTATTTGCAATTTCTTTTACT